AACGCAAGCAGTTGCGGCCCAATAGACATGATTGCAAGTAAGGACGGCGAATTTAAATTAATAGACGTAAAAACATCAGACAAGAACGGCAAGGTTCAGGATAAAAGAACAAACGAACAGATAAGCATGGGAGTTGTTTTTCTCTTATTTAATAAACAGACACGTAAGTGTCGTTTTGTGGAGCATCACGCATGAAAGAAATATACTCACTGGTAGACGATATTTACAAGGTAGTCTCTAACAAAGAGGTTCCCGAAGGTGTCGATCTATACGAAGAGATAGACCGCTTTGGTGAGAACTGTAAGCGGCTCATGTCAAACCTATTCACAGAGAAACGTGACGGACGGAAGCTGCGGATGTCAAACATAGGGCGTGATGATCGCTACCTGTGGAACGCTGTGAATAACCCTGACGTACAGGAGGAGATGACTCCTAACACGTACGTCAAGTTTATGTACGGGCATCTTATCGAAGAGATGCTACTTTTTTTAACCAGAGTCTCAGGACACGAGGTGACCGATGAGCAAAAGAAATGTCAGGTGGGCGGTATCACAGGCTCTATGGACTGTAAAATTGACGGTATTGTCACTGATGTTAAAAGCACTTCCACTTTTGGGTTTAAAAAATTCAAAGACGGAAGTCTCGCTTTTGATGATCCGTTTGGATACGTTGCTCAAATTAAGGCATATGCACATTCTGAAGGGGAAAGTAAATTTGGTTGGTTAGCTATGGACAAACAGAACGGGCATCTAACGTACCTGATGTACGATTCTGAGGACACGCAGGCTCCTGTGTACGAGAAGATCGGTTACGACATAGAGGAGCATATCGAACGCGTAAAAAAGCTAGTAGAGCAACCGGAAGCACCGGAGCATTGCCACGAAGTCGTACCAGATGGCAAAAGTGGAAATCAAAAGCTCGCAGTCGGTTGTTCGTATTGTCCTTACAAGCATACTTGCTGGCCCAACGTAAGAACATTCCTGTACTCAAGTGGTCCCAGATACTTAACAGAGGTGGTCAATGAGCCGAAGGTCCAAGAAGTCTTATCCTAATGAATTTAGATCAGGGTTTGAATATGACGTATCGAAACAGCTACAACCATACGGCTTTAGCTACGAACCGTTCCAAGTACCGTACAAGATCGAACGCAAGTACACCCCAGACTTTGTGTACGAGAGGAACGACCAGCAGTATCTCATTGAGTGCAAAGGATATTTCAGAGCAGGAGACACCCAGAAGTATCGCTCAATCGCTAACTGCCTTGGAAGCAATCAAGAACTTATCTTCATACTTATGAAGCCTAACCAGAAAGTAAGCAAAAGTACCAAAAATACTATGGCTCAATGGTGTGACAAACACAACATTTTATGGTATAATATAGATACTCTTAAGGAGTTAGTTGATTATGTCTCTGACACTAGACGAAATTAAGGAGCGTCTGTTGCAAACTTATGACCCCGACGATCTACTGGAAGCCCTACAGATTTCATCTGAAGAAATACTAGACAGGTTTGAAGATAAGTTGTTACGTAAACTAGACGAGTTTCAAGAGGATTTGGAGGAAGAAATCTATGCCGAATGAGTGGACAGACTACACCAACAAATCTCTGGATGACGCTACTCCGAAAGAGTGGGACAAGGTAAGCAAGACAGCCACAGGCAAACTGGCTCATCCTCAGGACCAGCACAATCCCGTGACTCAGCCCGATCACTACAACAAGGGAGCTATCGAAGCCATTGAAGCAATCAAGGCGTCCATGCACCCGCAGGAGTACAAGGGCTATCTCAAGGGGAACTGCCTGAAGTACCTCTGGAGGTACGAGTACAAGAACGGTGTAGAGGACTTGCGTAAGGCCCGTGTCTATCTGGATTGGTTGATTAAGGAGATTGCCTTATGAAAGTCATAGACGGAGGCTTTGGTAAAAACAAAGCAGACACGGGAGGCGTACCTACCACTGAGTTTTTAGCGGCGTTTGCCCTGAAAGCAGCAGACTACGAAAAAGACGATAGGGACGTTAAAGCCATTGTTTTGATGTACGAGGACGATGGAGTATTTGAAGTAGCCTCTAACGAACAGTACCCTGATGGTGTGTTTATGCTACTGCACATGAGCGCACACGCAATACTAAACGAGACACTAGGAGTAACAATATAGATGGACGCATATCAACAGTACATACACAAGTCACGCTACGCACGATACCTACCAGAAGAGAAGCGGCGTGAGACTTGGGAGGAGACAGTAAATAGATACATCAACTTCTGGTCTGACAGAGGTGCTTTGAACGACTTTGATGTGTCTGAGATGTACGATGCAATACACAAGCTAGACGTAATGCCCAGCATGAGGGCGCTAATGACAGCAGGAGAGGCACTGGATCGTGACAACGTAGCGGGGTTTAACTGCTCCTACCTACCCATAGACCACCCTAAAGCCTTTGATGAACTGATGTACGTCCTTCTGTGTGGCACAGGCGTAGGCTACTCTGTGGAGCGTCAATACATACAGAAACTACCGGAAGTTGCGGAGGAGTTCCATGACACAGACACAGTTATTAATGTGGCAGATTCAAAGATTGGATGGGCGAAATCGTTTAGGGAGTTGGTATCGCTGTTGTATTCAGGTCAAGTTCCTCAATGGGACGTTAGCCGAGTACGACCTGCGGGTTCCGCGCTCAAAGTTTTTGGAGGTAGAGCAAGCGGTCCAGAACCTCTGCTCGACTTATTCCGATTCACTGTGGCACTTTTTCGAGAAGCGGCTGGAAGAAAACTTAGCTCCATTGAATGTCACGATCTCTGCTGCAAGATTGCTCAAATCGTCGTTGTCGGAGGAGTCAGGAGATCAGCCCTCATCAGCCTCAGCAACCTCACAGACGACAGACTGCGACGATGTAAGCACGGTCAGTGGTGGGTAGATGAGCCTCAGCGGGGCCTAGCGAACAACTCAGCGTGTTACACAGAGAAGCCTGACTTTGAGGCGTTCCTAAACGAGTGGACAAGTCTATATGAATCACGATCTGGTGAACGAGGTGTCTTTAGCCGAGTGGCAAGTCAAAAGCAAGCTGAAAAAAACGGCAGACGAGATGCTACCTTTGATTTTGGAACTAATCCGTGTAGCGAAATCATCCTCAGACCCTATCAATTCTGCAACTTATCAGAGGTTGTTGTCAGGCCAGACGATACACTCGCAAGCCTCAAACGGAAAGTACGTGTTGCGACAATACTTGGAACTCTACAAGCTACCCTAACAGACTTCCGCTACCTGCGTAACATCTGGAAGACTAACACGCAAGAGGAAGCACTGCTGGGCGTATCACTGACGGGCATCATGGATCACCCTCTGCTGTCTGGGCGTCAAGATAAGAACAAGCTAAAGAGATGGCTAATGGAGATGCGTAATGAGGCTATAGTCACTAACGAACAGTGGGCTAAAAAGCTGGGTATTAATCCGTCTACAGCAATTACTGCAGTTAAGCCTTCTGGCACTGTTAGTCAGTTGGTCGATAGTGCTAGTGGCATCCATCCTAGGTATAGCAGTCAGTATATTCGGCGGGTTCGTGCAGACGCTCGTGACCCACTTTGCTCTGTCCTAGAGGCCGCTGGTGTCCCTGTGGAGGACGATCTAATGTCCCCTAGTACCAAGGTATTCTCCTTCCCTATAGCGGCTCCTGAGGGCGCTGTGACAGCCTCAGAGATGGGTGCTATGGAGCAGCTAGAGCTATGGGAGATATATCAGGACTACTGGTGTGAGCATAAGCCGTCTATGACCTGCTACTACCGTGATGATGAGTTTCTAGAGGTGGGACAGTGGCTGTACAACAAGTTTGATAAGGTGTCAGGTATCAGCTTCCTGCCTTACTCAGATCACAGCTATGCTCAAGCCCCTTATGAACCTGTGGACAAGGCTACCTTGAAAGAACTAAAGAAGGGGTTTCCGACAGAAATATCGTGGGATATTGAAGAGGCCAGCGATATGACTGAAGGGTCACAACAACTGGCCTGCACAGGGAATAACTGTGAGTTATGACATAAAGAAGATAGAGTAACCTCTGTCGTTACTGCCTACGTCCTCTGGCTTATCTTTCGGGTCATGGGACGTAGGTATTCCTTCATCCTGCATTTTCTTAATACGAGCCTTTGATTTCTGGCACATACTGTGGTAGTCGATAGAGGTGTACTCTACTGTGTGCTTATCATCATTCTTTTTCATTTGTCGCTTGTCCTGTTTCAATTAATGCACCCGCTGTCATTAACTCAGCGCCCCTTTGCCTCTTGGCTTCTGCGGCTACCAATTCAGGTGACGCTTTAGCTGTCGTGATTTCCTCTAGTAGCTCTTTGTTCAAAGGCCGCTCGCCCCTACCTTTGGCTTTCTCGTACAAAGGCGCGTCCTTCCCTAACTGTTTCCTGTGCCTGTAGACGTTCCCTGTCATTGGCGGTGTTACCGCAAGCAGTCTAGAGTCAAGAATCTGTGTCCCTGTAGCCCTACCACCGCTGGCCTTACTCGCCACTTTATCTAACAAAGTTTCAAAAAAGTTATGTTCATCAGACACGACAGTCATGTACTTACCAGAGGGGTACAGCTTTGTAATAAAGTTTACGCCGCCTTCTGTAATAGCACTACCTGTAAACGATCCAGTAACCCAGATTCCATTTTCAGCTACGTCTTCAAGAGTTGCGCTCTTGGGATGAAAACTCCATCTAGCACCGTCCTCTAGCTTCTGTAGTTGCTTGTATAGCTCTTCTGTGGTCAGTGTTCCTTTAGCTTTCTTCAGCACCTGAAACATAGATGACACGTAACCACCGCTCTTCATAGCGTCTTGAAAGTGCATCCCTGTGTTGATGTTGTCTGGCGTCTTCATAAACAGCAGGGGCTTTTGGTTAGATGCGTTAAACGCTGTCTTGACGCCACCCTCAGGAGACTTCCAGACTGAACCAACGTGGTCTTCAATAATACTCAACTCTTGGTCAGTCATGCGGATCTTTCTGCCGTCTACGGTCCCCTGTAAGTTCTTAGCCCTTACGGTATCTTGATAGGCTCCGGGGTAGTACGCCATATAATCAGACACGCCTGAAGCTCTCATCACATCATCTACGGCAGGAGCAACATCACCTACGCGCCCCGCCTGTTTCCCGATGTGACTCATGTACTGGACCTGTGCGAAAGCCTTACGCATCTCACCTTCAGCAAGCTCTCTAGCAACAATACCCTGACCAGCAATTCCCTGCTCCCTGTATAGCGCCCGTTTCTCAGGGCTAACGATCATGTCTGCAATGTTTTTCATCGCGTCCATGCTCCAGCCAGCGAACCCTGTGGACTTTTTACGCGCCCCTACCGCTTCTGCCGCAGTCTGTGGCCCTCTTCCTAAAGCCTCTCCAGCTTTTGCCACCATTTCATCAAAAACAGTAATTGTTTTATCTATCGGGCCGTACCAATTCGGTATATAGTTAGATAAAGCCGCTGTAAACATGCCTCTACCGGACTCAGGCAAGGCCTGCTCCAGAAGCTCTTTGCCCCCTTTAATAAACTTACTGATGCCAGCTACAGGGATAAAATTAAGCGGATCAAAAGCCATCGCCGCTGCAGCTTCTGCGTCTTCCTCTGTTACTGTAGGTCTAAGCGTCCCTGCACTTCCTCTTGATCTTGGAATTTGAATAGGTATTGTTCGCTCAAACTCAGGCACACCGAATTTTTTTGGGTCGCCTGATACAGTCTCCCTCAAAGTATCCAGAGGTACATCAAGAACATCAAACAAGGAATCTTCAGCCATTTGTGGTTTCCTCGTACTCCCGCTCCAGTTTAGCAGCAGCGGCCTCTAAAGCAACCCATGCCGCTTCTTTAGATTTCAGCAACTCTGCGCGTCTCTTGGGGTCTTTGACCATCTTTAGTCCTTTGCTTATTTCGCTTTTAATATCGCGAACAGCGTAGGCAATCAAAGCTCTACCTTTTGCGGGTGGACCCATTTTCATGGCCCTGCGGATCATTATGACAGGAGACGCGACAACAGCATACCCCATAGCCAGCGGGATGTTAAATAGTTGACTGCCTGCTCTTTCTCCAATTAGTTTGTCAAGTCCTAGTTCAGCAGCTAGGCGACCCAGAGAAGTAGAAGCCTCACGGGACGCTTTCATAGCCACGTTGTCATACACCGACAGGACACGAGACATCTTAGAAAATACCTGCTCTGCCTGAGGAACAACAGAGAAAATGCTTTTGTTAGCCGCGTTGCGAACAGCACGAGCCAGTAGAATATTGGAGTTAGTTTTTGATGTTCCTAAATCCATGCCCATGCGTTCCATGTCGGAGTCAAAGGCTCTACGCGCCATTATTATTCCTTCAGCGGTGTTGCCGTTTTTTTGTACGTGCGTGATAAATTGAGACACTAATTCATTGACTTTTTTACGCATGGCTTTCGGTGTTGCTGTGAACACGGCAGGATTGCTTGAAATCATCTGCTGTACTTCTTGCGCCACGTTCTGACGCAAAACAGTCATGTCTATCGGGTCATTTGCTTTTCGACTCATTTTAATAACAGTGCTATCAAGTTTATCAAGGTAGCCTATCATGTTGTTGAAGTTTTGCTGGAGTGTGTTGTTACCAGTAACTCCTGCTCTTTTAAGCTCATCTACAACAGCTAACTGTGCTTCGTCTGCCATTTGCTTTTGTGTGCCTAAAATGCCTCGTGGGTCAGTGACATTCTCAGCCTGCTGCGGTGTCCTACCGCCTCCGGGCTTTGAGTACGCAATGTTGTAAACGTCTTTGTCGATGCCCTCCATAGGCTGTACTTCTTTTCTAAGGCCTACCTTTTCTATTTTCATTGGCGCAAGACTAGGGTTAAAGTTTGTAACTATATTCCTTGGCACACCAAAGAAAATATCAGCAAACCCAGCAAAGTTAGCGGCCTCGTTAGGATAGGCCTGCGAAAACTTCTCCCACGCTTCCTCACCTTCAGCTAAGGCTCCTAATGCCACCTGTCCCGCTTCGGAGTTCATGGCCTCTACTAGCTTTTGTTTAGCAGCTTCTTCCATATCATCAGGCAATAGCATACCTATAGCTTCTTCTGCGCCCATTACTACAGCATTAGCCGCCATGTCAATGCCCATTGATATAGGGTTACTGAGTGTTTGTAAAATTACAGAGGGGGTGTTAGTTGCGCCCGGAGTGTCCATACGCTCAAAAGTCTCTACCTGACGCTCTACTGCGCGTTGGTAGGGATTTTGTATAATTCGCTCAAAAACACCCTCTGGATCGGCCTCTGGCACAATCTCTAGATTGTCTCTAGCTACCTTGAGTTTTTCTCTGGCGGCGTCAATACCTTCGCTGGCAGACTCCATAGAAAATTCCCCCAAAGATTCGCTGGGCGTGACGATGCCTAGACGCTGACGTTCTTCCTCTATCTTTCTGCGAGCAGCTTCAATAGACATATTAGTCTCCTGCGTACGGGACAAACGACTCTTTGTTTCTGTCGTAAATAAACTCTTTACCATCAGGAGCAAAGTAGTAAACGTCACCACCCTCTTTAATATACCCTGCCTCAATGTACGTAGGATCGTTAAAGTCAATTACGTCAATGGGGTTTTCTCCAGATGCGATTCTTCGGGCAGACACTAACTTTTGCTCAATCTTTCTCAAAAGTTGTTTTTGTCTCTCAACAGTAAGTCCTGTGTTTAGTTTGGCTAAGTTGCCTTGCAGAGCCGCAAATTCAATCTGGGTAACCTGACCTAAACCAGTGCCCCTAGAACCAAACTTTGCTGCTTCCGCTTTCATCCTGTTAATTTCATCCAAAGCCTCTTTACCGGCGATTGTTACATAAGTGCTAGTCATAAGCTCGTGAGAAGGACTGCCCGGAAGCATAGAAGTTATTGCTCCAGAAATTCCACCGGGATCTACGCCAGCATAACTTTCATCCAAAGTTGCCAAGGCTTCTCTAACTGTTACAAGAGTAGCTGTGGCGCTTCCCGATACAAAATCTCGTGCAGCAATTTCTTCGTCAGCATTACCCTCAGGCTCAATCGTGTTGACTAACTCTGTGCCTTCAAACACAAGAACCTGTTTATCGTCCTTGGTCTTGACAAAACTAACTTTAGGTGCATCTGCCGCTTCAGGCTTAAACCCACGTTCAGCAATAACCTTTCCTGTCTCTGGGTCTACTAAAGCAGCGCCAGCCGATAGAGTAACTGGGGCTTTTTTGCCACTAGAACCTGCCTTATAAGCCTCCATAATCTGCGCTTGTGTTCCACCCTGCGCCACAATAGACTGAATGGCGTTCTGTAAACTTGCCAGAGGGACACCGCGAGAAGCA